GGGCTAAAGTAAAAGTAACCAGCAGCGTAGGGCTTAATAACCATTATCTGCGTCTCTTCGCCTCTTACTCCAGTAAATGCCTCAATACGTCTTGGAGCATATCGCTCTTTTCTGTACTGCGACCAGTCATCAGAATAGTAATAAGCCTTAATATCGCCCTCTTCAGCTTTCTCTGGTCTAAGATTCTGCATAGGAATGTGCTTCGCCTTTAGAATTTGCGTTCTTCCCTTATTCCATACTATGTTAAAAGCACCTTGTCCGAGTAGCTTTAAATCATGTGCAACTCGCTTTAAATCATCAGCCTTAAATATAGACTTCATTTTAGCGTGGTCTAAGGGCTTTTTACTCTCGTTGGTACATGACAACCCCTTGCCATAGATTTGGTCGCTTACAGATGAGATAATTGCGTTATTTACGGCACTACCATTGTATCTATCTATCAAATAATCAAAGTAGTTGTTCTCATCCCCATAAGAAACCCATTCTTTCGATGCTGATTCCTTTGCCTTTGGGGACTTCTCTGCTGCTAAATTTACTATTCTTAAACTCATGCTTTTAAATATACGGAATTAGTTGGGTCTGCCTCAGGCACCTTGGTATATTGCACCTCGTCCACACCTTTAAACCAGATTTTGCCTGTTTCCCTTACGGCAACTACGTTACCGGGTTGCTCGCCCTGTGTGTTGTTTATTGTTTCTTTTATTTCATACTCATAAAAAGTATTGGGCTCATAAACAAGGGTGTCAAAGGCCCCATCATCATCTCTATAAATTGGGCATATTAGTGTGGTTACTCTTTGATTTCGCTCCCCAAAAGCCAAGTAGTTTATTCTTTTTGTTTTGGTCTCCGAATTGGTTAAAACAATTAGCATATAGTGATTAATATCCACTACTTCATAATCAAGCGGAACGTAAAAAGTTCCTGCCGCAATACTCGGAGATTGTGTTACATCTACTATTACCATTATCCTAACTTTTGTATTATTAATTAAATACTATATAATTAAATAGAAAATACAATTATTTGTTTTATATAAAAAAACCCCCACGTTTGTGGAGGCCTTAATATTATTGAACTATTGTATTAACTCGTTACGACTGTAATATCAGTGGTCAACCCGCTAAATGGGTCCCCAGCTCCGCTGGCATCTGAAAGAATATATGCGGCCTCTTTTTCCCTACCAACTAAGGTTAGGTTGTAACCGTTCATATCTCCAAAGGCTTGGCCTTTCGCCACATTTCCGCCGGTAACGGTCATGCCATTATAAGCACCCGCCAAAAAGGTTTTACCAGTTTGAAGAAGGTCTTGTATATTGTTATCTTCTATAAATACTTGGAATCTACCTTGACATAAAATTTGCAACTCTTTTAGCTGCGCTCCTGTTAAATTAGGTAGAGCCAAGGTAAGGGTTTGCTCAAAAAATACTGTGCCGTTTTCCTCCGAAACTGTAATCGCCTCATCAAATGATGATGATTGTGGTATCAATTCGTATTTATACACAGATGTTGCGGCAGTATTAGTAAGTACGTTATTTACAACAACTAAGTTACCCAAGTCTCCATAATTAGCAAAATATACATTGCGAATACCACCGATTGATTCACGGCATTCTAATACTCTTCCATGTTCTAATTCACATGCCATATTATATAGGGTTTTAAAAAGTAGGGGCTTTGACACCCCTACCTAAATTATTAATTATATTGCGTAGTAAACGATGTCGCCACCAGTAGCGAAACCAACACCAGCGTTGTATTTCATAACAAGGTGTACGTTATCAGAGCCATCAATAGAGCTTTGGTCAATCAATTTAACTTCTGTCATGTCAGATACCAAGTCAGTTGCGAAGAACAAGTTTGATTTACGAGCAGCAACCATTTTGTTTGCACTCATTCCAGGACACCAGATTAATTTGATACCCTCAAAGTTAGCCTCTGTTACTCCAGCATGAAACTGGTTAAGGTAGCCCAACTCAGCTTGTGCAGAAATGTAGAATCTGAAAGCAGCAGTACCCATGTAGATAGCTAAGTCCTCTTTTCCGTAAACGGCTCCTGGAATAGCATCCCTTACCACACCTAATTCTGCGATAATGTTAGATGCAGAAAGAGCAGTAATCCCAGATGTTGGAGTAGCTGCTACAACACCAGAGCCAGTTGCTGCACATAAAGCTTCAAATCCATCAAATTGACCACCCGTAGCGTTTGCACCAGCCCAGATAGATTTCTCCACCTCTTGACCTACTAACGCACCAGCGTGAGAGATTACATATTCTTGGAAATTTCCAGGTAATGTACCATCAACACCTACATTCATAGATGCTCCAGCGAATGTAGAAAGCCAGTCGTTCTTACATAGCTTTTTGTTTAATTGGAATCTTTCTGGAGTAAGTGCTTTTTCAACATAAGTTACATCTCCAGCGTTAGTAAAATCACAAGATGCATTTGCAACTGTGTCGGTTGATAAATCAAAGCTTTTTAAGTTTACTTTGTACGATACGTTAGGTAGAACAGTAATGTTTCCTTTCCCTAAAGTTTCTCCACTTAATAGTGAAGCCGAAATGAAACCAGCTGCCTCTTCTCCTGAATATAAGCCAGTAATGGTGTCATCGATTGTAAAATTGTGTTTTGCCATTTTATTTATTTTTATGGATTAAATATTGTACTCTTTGTTGAGCCGTCAGTTTTGACAAATCAACATTTTCATTTACTTGTTTAAAATTCCCCTCTGGGTTCGGCTTAATTTCTTCGCCTACTTTTTCGAACTCTTCTACTTTTACTGCGTTTTCTTTTGCTTCTTCTTTAATAGATGCAAATTCTTCTTTCAAAGCATTAAACTCTTGCAATAGGTTTTCCATTACACCGATAGCTTGAATGATAGCTTCCTTAGAATCGTCAGATGATTGCTCAACAACTTCTTCAGATTGCTCAACAACTTCTTCTTCTACTACTTCTTCAACCTCTTCATCA